ATTCCAACTCTTCTACAAGCAGATGCTTGAACGGAAAATATCTTATTGTATGGTATATTTTTAGTATCTAAGTCAGTACAATTATAACCCTGTGATTTAGTCCCTTTATTGAAACTATATAGTGTAGCACTTGATTCTTGCTCACCTCTCGCAGAACCCGAATCAATTTTCAATCTTCCCGAATCTATGTATGAACCCAAAACATTTTGGAAATAATCTTTAACACTATCAATTCTTCTTTTTGACAAATCAACGTTGTAACTTATTGTTGCAGGTGCGGACGCAGAACCAATTAAAGTAATTGTTATACTTTTAGCAGTCCCGTCATCCAAAACTTTCTTTATCTCGGGAACCAATTTATTACCAACAGTTGTGAAGTTATCAATAACAATATCATCAAAGAAATTTTGCATCTCAGTTTGTGTATTATTTCTTGAAGCAACTTCAATGAAGGTTGTTTCCTTACTTAATAAGAAATTATATTCAACATCATAAGCACTCGTTGTTTGAGTTAATCTCGTATTTGGATCGGGATAATCGTTGTAAAAATAAAAACCTAAGTTTTTAAACTTATCCCAATTTAATTCAGATGGTTTGGTTTGTTGAGGAATAATTGGTGCCGGTTGTGATTGATTAATCGGTTGTGTAGATTCCTGTGTTGCAGGATTTTGTGGTGTTGTTGTATTAACAATTGATTGAAAATATACCAAATCCGATGCCGGTATGGTATTATATGTTTGAGCCAATTCATACAAATCATATTCTTTACAACCCGCGAAGAAAGAATCAACGATATTATCAGCAGTTTCTCTATCAGTATTCGCCAAAACCTTATTAACAATAAGATTTAATATAGATGGGTGATCCACCACAATCTTAAATGATAATTGACCCGATCTTGATGTGTTTTTATAAGTATAAACAGGTTCAGGTCGTCCAATAAATGTATTTTCATTAAACGACGGTCTTGAATCCTCACTAAATGTTAAACCATAAGGTGGGAACCACATTATTCTACCCCCATTAGGACCTCTCTCACAAGCAGGAAGGTCCGACACTCTAAAACCTTCTTTATTTGACGTTCTCCAAGCCAAGTTTTCAATACTAAACATGTATTTGGTAACGTTTTTCTCAACTGCAGTTGGATTAACGTTGTTACTTGTCGGAACAATATTCAAATTATATGTTGAAGTTATTACAGAATTAACAAATTGATAGATACTACCTTTTTGTTTCTGTAAATTTTCATAATTAATATATGGTTTGTCCTTAGCAAACACCCTACAATATTCTCTACCCGCTTCCGTTCCCGACGCATTAGTGTAAGATATCACCCTAGAACCCTTAGTTAATTCCTTATACCCATCACTAAATACTTTAGATACTTGGTCAATTGCGTTACCAACGTGGTTAAGTCTCTTAGCACCATCGGGTTGTGAATCTATTAACCTTTGAGTATCATCTAAAATACTACCCGGTCTAAATTCATAATTAGTTGATTTACCCGCATTGAATTTATCACTAATACTATTAAATGTTGGGTTATTTGTGGTATAATCACCACCAGGTGCTACATTTTTACCCGCATTTTTACTATATTTCGGTGATACCCATGTGAACCCTCCTTGAATACCCCCCGCATCCTCATAAGATTTACCCGCAAAACCGTTTTGGATTTGTATATTATTTTCATAATTATTACCCAATACTTCAGGTCCATATACAGGAGCATTAACTTCTCTACCCGTTTCATCTTTTGGTATAGCACCCGGAGGTGATGTTAAAGATCCCGGATCTTGATCCTTTGAACCAACATAAAAGTTTCCTTTAGTTAAGTTTGATAAATTAAACGAAAATATACCACCTACGGCATCATCACTAAACGCGGGTCTAAACTTGTTTTGTTCAATGTTAGATTGTAGTTGGAATTTTTGACCCGATCCTGTATTTTTTAAGAATAAATCCGACGGTGTTCTACCTCTTGACCCTCTCGTTCCAAACGCCCCCGCAACCGCAGCACCAACAACCGTTTGTTGTGTTCTACCAAGGTTGTTCTGTGTCATATCCTCATCAAAATAATCACCCGGTATCGGTGATACAGGATAGTAAGTTCCTGCAATTCTGTTAAGAATATCCGCCATTTTACCAATAGCGTTTGACGGAACAGTAATTGTCCAATCTTTTGATACTATAGGTCTTTTACCCGCCAAAACTTGAGCCACCTCAAATGGATCTCTAAGTGACTCTAAGAATGTAAGTCTTCCGATTGTTTCGGTTCTAACATTTTGATCAACCCTCGCCTTTAAATTAGCCTTTAACGCAACCCCAATATCAAACCTTCTTGGTTCAGAATCCAAAGATAATGTACCATCCGACCCTTGTGGATTACTTGAAAGTAAAACCGCATATGGTGAATATAATGAGGGTCTAAAACTAGGTGGACCCCAATACGGTGCCAAAACACCTTTAGACCTTTGTATTAAACCAATATTATACGGATTTTGAAAACCTCCGGGAGGTCCGTATTGGTTGATAATTGACGATGCTTTTTGATAGGATATACTATAATTCTCAATAGCATCGATATATGGGGGAAATGGTCCATATTCCCCCTTATTAGGTCCCGAACTTACAACATTATTATAATTTATAGTTTTATTAAAACCACCATTAGGACCAAATTCATTAATCTTATATAAATTATCAGAAAAAGGACTGTTATCTATTAAAACATCAGGAGAATCAATTACACTATAATCCTGTAATTCGGTTGGGTATGTAACCGCACCACTTGGTGGTGTATATACGCCTGGTTTTCTGTAAGGTTTAAGATTCCTTACAATTAAACTTTTTCTAATGATCTCGGTTGCATTAAACGATAACGGACTAGTTCCCATCAATAATTCATTTTAATATAAATAGATTAGTAGCTATTTTTTTATTGACCCGGCGCGTTATAAACATCAGGTTCTTTTAATACTGCTTTAACTGCGTTTGAAAATTGTAAATTTTTAGCATCTATTTGACCAACAACTCTATTATCTTGCATAATATCCACCCTACCCGTTAATTGGACAGTAACGGGATCAACTCTAACAGTTTCCGGTTTCTTAGTTTCTTTAATACCTAATTGTTCTATAAGATCACTAACAATACTTCCAACCGCAGGAACAACAATATTTTCTTTAGAAATTTGTGTTTGAAATGTGGATGCAAAATCAATTGAGGATATTCTGTCAATACTTTTACTAAAGTTTTCAGAAAAATCAACAATAAAGTCGTTAAGAGTTGTTCCAAACTTATCGTTAAACCCTTCAAGGTCACCCTTAACTAAATCCTTTATTGCATCAACACCACCGGTTTCAAATCTATCTACTAATTGTCGTTGATCTCCGGGACGAAATGCCTGTCTAACACCTTCAGTAACAATTCTTTGACCTCCTCTTTGTATTTCAATAAGATCTTGGAACACTTTACTACTAGCAATCCCCGACACTCCGAAACCAACTTTAATCGCTGTCAAATTATTGTTCATCATTTGTTGTGTTGATAATTGTTCCGCAGCAAAATCCTCTAAGGTTTTGGCACTTGTTGTTTGTGCTTTTATCTTTTCTAAATCACCTTGTTGTAGTTGTGAAACCAATCTATCTTGACCATCAACTTTAACCGTAAAACCTCCTTTAATCTTATCAAAATTAGCAACACCCGACAAAAACATTTTTGTTTCTTCGTCAATTCCGGCAACTTTTAATTCTTTTGATACTTCATTAAGTTGAGCCCTTGCCTTAGCCATTTTAACCATGTTATCATAACTAAGTCCCGTTTCTTCGGAAATTTTCATTAAATCTCGTCTAGCAGCTGGAGGTATCTCAAATTTACCGGTTTCTTTATTCAAAAAACCCATTCTTTCAACCACACCACCAATAGCTTCTTGTAGTCCTTCAGTGTCTTCTTGTGCCAAATACATCAACCTAAACGGATCTGCTAAATCACCAACAGCAACCCCTAATCGTTGAAATGTATTTACCGCACTAATAGCACCTTCAGGGTCAAATACTTTTGACGCAAAATTAAATACGTCGGACATATCAATCTTTAGTAAAGCCGCTTTTGCCGCCATCCTTGCCAAACCATCAACACCCGTTTGAAATCCAAATTTATTAGCATTTGATAAATTATCACTAACTTGTTGAAATACTTGATTTGTATTTGCTCCGAATTTTCTAGCTTCAGATAATATGGTTAATGTGTTTTCACCAAAATTATTCATGGATTCACCAAAGTCAGCAAATTTTACAAAACTTTGTGTAATGGATTGAATACCTAAACCGGTTGCTGTCGCTGCCGCTTGGATCTCAACCATATTTTTAGCACCAACAACAAAACTATATTCAAGTTCAGAGGCGATATTAGAAATTATGTCAGCCGCTTTTTGTGTTAAATTAGCAACATCGGTACCTTGGTCAATAACCAAAGCCAAATCTTTAGATGCGTCGGCAATAGTTTTGGAAACCTCTCTATAAGTTTCCCTATTGGCAGTCATGTTCTTTTGAACGGACAGAGATTGCTCATCAAGATTTTCACGAAATTCCTGCAGATTTGCAAAAAATTGTTTGGTAAGAATGTCGGCCAATCCTTGTCCATATTTATTTAAATCGTCAAAAATATTTTGTGCCATAAACTTTATTTACAATAAATATTGATTAGTTAGTTTTGGGTGTTAAATCCGTGACCAACTTGTTCATCAAATATTTCCTAAAATAAGTGGGCATACGATAAAAATCTCCATAAGAAACATGTAGATGCTTCGCCAAATAATAAAATTCGTCAGATAATACTCTGTTATAATCAGAAGAAAGGGCGAAAAAACTCTGCCCCAAAGGCGATATTCAAATCTACCTTTTTTCCGGATGGGGCGATAACTGTTTTCACAAGATCCAATCTTGGTTCATTTTCATTAATGAATTTTTTAATGTATTTAGAATCCATAATAGGCATAGATTCAATAAACTTAATAATATTTTCAGGGCTAGTATCATCATTAATACTAATAATTGACTTAGCCAATCTTGTAGTCACCGTAGGTGCTTTACCCACAGGATACATCGCATTCATTCTATCCAACTCTGTCATATCACCCAATGTCAATGGTTTTAATTTTACCTTCACTTCACTTCTTGGTAAAGTTGTGGTCCATGTCCCATCCTCATTAGGTAATTGATTTGTTCGTTTAATATTTAACTCATCTAACATCACATTACCCTTAAACTCATTACCAGTCTCGGGGTCAATTAATTTGAATGTGTATTCGGGACCAAACGATGTGTTCCTTAAAAAGATAAGAATAGCTTCAATATCACCATTTAACAAATCTTCGGGTCTAATTCCCGGTTCATATAATTTTGATCTAATTAGTGTTGTTACTATGGAATCGGAAGGTGCCGACATAATTGTGTTTTCATCCGAAGCGGTCAAATATCCCACTTTCACAGATTCCTTTTTATTTTTATAAAAAATTCCTCTTGATGGTAAAGGCACCACATCATGTGGTAAATTAAAATCAATTTGTCCGTATTGTGTTGCGTCTTGCATAAAAAAACCGTAGAGTTTGGCTCTACGGTTAAATATAGTGTAGTAATATTTTTAGTAAATAATTAATATACCAAGATACAACGATCCATACGTAATGAACAAGATAGAGTCGCTAACTTATCATCACTATATGATGCTTGTGACCAAGATACATCAGTCAAGAAAGTATTTTCAAGTATCCACTTTTCAACAACAACACCCGTTGGATCTAACATCTCTAAGTCAATGTTTTTCTTATAACCCGCAGCATAACCCATACGACCTGTTACAGATTCAGCGTGCAAACGAACCCACTCCATTAATGCCTGTGTTGCCGATGGCCCAATAGGATCCACAAAATCAACTTTAATCGGGTCCCAATTGAATCTACCCGCAACGAATGTACTTGTATTTAAGAACGGTATTTCTGTACTACCTATTTTTATTGCCGGTCTTCCCGAACTCTGAACATACCATTCGTTAATACCCAATGAAGAAGGGAATCTTAATATAAATCGGTTATTCCTTTTGGGTTCATAAGGAATAGGCATTTTCATTAACAAATCAGCCATATCTTTAAATTTTAATCTTTTTTAGTTTTATATATAAATACTCGTCAAAAAGTTTTTCTATTTACTTTTTTTTTTGACAAACTATTCTCATATTAATATTTCTTTTTTATACCTCCGGTCGTTGAATAAGTTGTTAAATCAACTCCTTCGGGTTTATTTTTTTCAAAATGAGTTTTCATTTTTTCAACGTTTCTAATATCATCATCTGAAAATCCAATCATAGGTATGAACTTATTAGCAATCTTTTCTTTCATGAAAGCTCTTTTATGAATTTTCTTAGCAATTTTTTTAACGTGATCAATAAAATCATTCATAGCATCAATTTTACCCTCTTCGGGGTTTGAAGCACTTCCCGAACCATAACTAACTGGTGAAAATTGACACATATCTAAATATTCACGAATAATTTCATCATCCGACATATCTTCCATATCATCAATAGATCTGTAATTTCTTAGATTTTTAATCAAAAGTTTTTTATTAATACCATTGTGATTTGATACTATCATATTATATACCGATTCTTTCAGAGTATCGGGTTTGTGACCTCTAGCCGTTATAATAGCAAACACCGAACCACCATTAATCGCTTCAATAAAATCATCCCAAGCCGGACCAGTATCGGCAACCATTGAATCAATCAAAAAATCCTTATCACCTTCAGTTCTAAAGTTTCTAAATGGGTCATCTGCAAATCCTACAATAGTTCTACCTTTATATTTAAAGGGTTCTTTACCAATCTCTGTTCGGTACTCAGCAAAATCCTCCGTTCCCATAGGTACTTCATCCCCATCCTCATCTTCTAACATGATTTTGGTCGGCATATAAAGTAAATTATCATCCCAATCAAAAGCATAATACTTCATGTCAGGAGTTCCTTTGTCACCAATCCCCTCGTTAATGTATGAGGGAATTAGTGATTTTAGGATTCTATTTTTTAATAGATCTTTCATTTATTAGATATTTTCAAAAGACGCACCTGTTGGTGTAATTAAGAACTCGATATCAATGAATTCCAAAGATTTAGTTGGTTTAATATAAACTTTACCCACCAATTGGTTTCTATCCAAATCTTCGGGTGAAGAACTTACCGTAACTCTGAAATCATATAGACCTCTATCTCTTCTAATTGAATCCAAAATAGGATTAACCGCATCTAAGAAATCTTGTCTAACTTTCTCATCGTTTTGTTCAAACAACAATCTAACCGCAACCGCTGAAATTAATTTACGAGCTTGTAACAACAATCTTCTAACATTTAATCTGTCAAGTGCTGATTGTGCAACTTGTAGTGTTTTATTACCCCAAATTACAGTTCCAACATCTGAGAAAGTTGCGATAGGATTAATTCTTCCTTGATACAATGTATCTCTATCTGTTTGAGTTAGTTTTCTTCTTGCTTTTACCGAATTAACCAAACCTCTAGTATAACCCGCCGATGCGAACCAAGGGAAAGCTATATTATCGGTAAGTGCTAAGTTTCTACAAACCTCACCTGTTGGTGGAAGATAAATTTGTGTGTTATTAACAGTATCTCTAACTAAAATCCAAGGATAATAAGTTGATGTATAGTTAGAATCAATACCAGTATCATCCAAAGTATTAACAGCTTCAGTCGGATCAATGAAATCTTGTGAATCCACCGTTGAAACCAATAGGTCAATATCGGGAGTTGTTGTGATATAGATCGAATCCGCTCTATCTTGCTCAACCATCTCAATTGCGTTTTCAACTAAGTTACTGTTATTTACATAATCAATACCCGGAGTTGCGAATACGTTAATATTAGTTGCTTCAGGATTTGCGAATGTTTGAATACCAATTAAGTAAGCATAATAGTCAGTTGTTGCATAATCGGTAGTGTTATTACCATATGTATATGGTCTAAACGCACCCCAACCAGTTGCCGATGGATATCTTGTATCACAAGTAGATGAAACACCTTTCTGATATCCTGTACCACCTAAAATAAATTCATCACCATTAGATCTTCTTTCTCTATAAATGTCCCAACCATCAAAACCACCTTGAACTAAGAATGTGAATTTACGTGATTGTATTTTATAATATGGATTAGCGGGATCTGTTGGGTCTGTTGTGAAACTTGTTGATCCAACTTCAAATGCCGATGTTCCTGAAGATAGGTATGAATTTGCGATAGTTACTACCGTAGCACCACTATCCATGTGGAAACCTTTAGTTTGATAAGTCCAACTTGATGCCTCATTACAAATACTTGTTGGGTTTTGTTTTCCTTTATATTGGAACAAATCGGAGTCAATACCCAATTGTGATGAAAATCCTAAGTAAGTAGTTCTAACTTTATCACCACTTGATGTTGTTGAATTATCTGCCGAACCTGTAGCATTTCCAAATGGTGGGTTGTAAATAACTTCACCAGGGAAATCATACTTAGTTTTATATACAGGTTGTGGTGGTGTGTTTGATGTTGAAGAATAGGTTCTTTCAATTAAACCTTCAAAACCACAAGGAATGGCATCTACAGGTGCATCATAATTAAGCTCCAACATAATAAACTTAGAGTTTAATTGGTATTCACCATCAGAGGTACCAACTTTAACACCAATGTAACTATTTTGACTAGGATCCATTGTACAGTTTGTGAATTTCTCCAAAATAACAGGATTTGTGTCCGTATCGTAAAAATCCCTAACAGCAATATCAAAAGTTAAATTATTGAACGACATATTCAATATTGAAACTTTAACTTGTGTATTAGCAGCATTACCATCTGAAATTGTAATTACTTTGAAAAGTTCATACACCTGATTACCTCGAAGTTCTGAAACCACCCAAGGAGAACTTGGTGTTTGGTAAGGATCTAAGAAATAAGCCATAGTTCCTGTTGTGTTAGCAGCTCTCAACCCCGGTAACTGAATTAAACTTGTGCTTAGTCCTCTAATGTAACCTTTATTATAACCAAAATTCAACAAGTTAGGATAAATTTCTTCTACGAAAAGAGGAACTACTGTTCTGTCTTTACCAAAATTATCTTTACCCAATACTTTACTCAAATAGTTAGTTCCTGTTTGTTGCATTGACGCAGTTAGTGTGAATGGTGTGGAATTTGAAGTTGTTAAACCTGAAATTTGGAATTCTGTGTATGGATTTTTAGTTACACCGCTATTTACATCTACCAAATTAACATTTGATTGAGCACTTACAACAAAATCGGGTCCCGCAACTCCGGAACCGTAATTAGAAACACCTCTTGATCTCAATGTTGCAACCACCATATTATTATATGCTGAATATGCAGTACCTGACCAACCAAAAGTTTGTCCCGAAATCGTTCCCGTGTATGATGTGTAAGATCCAGCACTTAAACCTCCCGACAATGAACTTAAGAAAGTTACAAAAGAACGACCAACATACGCATTGCCCGAACTGATATTAAACAATGAATAATACCAAGGATCATTTAAATAAGATGTGTAATCCTGAGATGATGCGTTTGTGTTATAAACACCTAAAACGTTTGTTGAAGCCGTGTAAGCACCTGATGTATATGTTGTGTTAGTTGCCGATGGTAAACTACCAAAAATATATGATGTTGCACCTGAATTAACTTGAACAACCGCAGCGGTATCATTACCAAAAACCGTTAATAATAAATTTTGTAAATCTGTTGTAAATGTTGAAGTACTACCATCTATTTTAGTATATGACGCATTTACGTCTGTATATGCTGACAATCCGTTTGTTAAAATATTTACAGTTCCCGTTGAGTTAGCACTAAATGTAACTGTGAATCCAACAGGTGTATTACCTGTAATACCAATTGTTGATGTATTTGGATTTGCAATCGTTTTGATAGTCCAAGATGGTCCTGCATCATATCCTGATAGACCTAATATTCTTGATACAAATAACTGATTTGATTGTTGTAAATATGATTTTGCAATATATGCCATTTCATATTTAGGAATTTGTGTGTTCACAAATTTTTCTGTTGAAGTTCCACCGAAATATGTTTCATACTCATCAAAACTAGTGATAAAAATTGGTTCGAAAGCGGGACCTTTTAGTGCCTCACCAACCAAACCCAATGTTGTAACACCAACACTTTGAGCAACAAAACTTAAATCCCTTTCTGAGGTATAAACCCCAGGTGAAACGAATACCTTATTTGCTGTAGCCATTATAATAAAAGTTTTTTAATTTATTTACCATAAATACTTTACTTTTAACCAAAAACCGAAGATAATATAAAGTTCATTATCTTTATTTCTACTAAAAATATCTTTTTTTGATATTTAACGATATGGATACCGAGAAAGTCAAAAACGTTAAAATAAGTAAGACCTCACATGATTTATTAAAATCATATTGTGACGACCGTGGATTAAAAATTTATAAGTTTTTGGAAAAACTAATTAAAGATAATTGTAAATCTAAAAAAGATTTATACGGTGACAATTAAACTAATACTGTTTTATAAACAATAAATCCATTTTGACCCGAATCTGTTAACACAACATCGGTTCTTAGAACATCCCCCGAATTTATCTCAAGAATTGGTGTTGTAATGAGAACATTATTAATGTAAGTTGAATACGATGATATATTACTTGAATCATTAACACTCATATTCACTTTATATTGTATGGTTCTTGTATCTGAAGTATAAGATGAATTAAAATTAATAGTAGTTTCAAATGTTTCAGGATTATCGGGATATTTTTTTCTTTTTTGGTTTGGTTTTTTACCATCCAACTCAAACATAGTGAATTGTCTTGAAATTGCCGGTTTTACTTGGAACTCGTTTTCGTCCAAAAGGAACCCTTGTAGTGTAAAACTGTATTTTTGTAAGTAGAATTTTCTTTTCTCAACATCCATAACCGATTCATCAACAATATCACCCCTTAATATGGGAATATAATGTCCTTTTATTACGGTATAAGCTTGTCGAGATGCGAATTTTTCTATAATAACTTTATTGAAAGAATTAACTTCTCTCATTCTGTTACATATAATATAAACGTTATATGTTATATCAATCGGAACGGGTTGTGGTATGGAATAAACATCAACACCTTTTCTAGTTCCATCCCATGTTGGAACCGCAACGTATTGATATTGTCTTCTATTAGGAATATTGAACATTCCACCATATGTTTGTCCAAATTGTACCTCGGGAACTCTAACCACAGTAACAAATGGTAATGAAACGTTTTTATCCAAGTCCTGCGTATCCCAAGTTTGTGTAAATTGTGCCCAATTTTGAGTTGTAATAATAAGATCTAAAGTAGGAACAATTTTTCCTTCACTTATAATTTGTAATTCATCCTTAACAAAATCCAAAAATCCTCTATCTAAGTCCGCATGAAGTATAGATTTTGGTAAATATGTCCCATCCTCATTGATTTTATCAAGAAGTTCTTGCCTTCTAGCCGGTCCAAATTTGGGTTCAACTAAAGGTAATGTTGGTATTATTTTCTTAGGTAACGCCATTATTATATTCCATTAAATTCATTTCTATTAACAGGTACCGCCACGAATGTTCTATAAAAAGGTTTATATCCGCCATAAGTATGTTTCAAATCTGAAGTAACACGACCATCATTAGCTACACTATAATACCTTACTTTTGATTCCGTTTCATAATATGCAATATAATCACCGTATTCTATATCAATACTTAATTCATCCAATTCTTTTTGATACACCGAAAACGTCATGTTACCTGGTTCCATTTGATCTAACTTACTGTTTCCAATAAATTTGTTTTCAGGTGCAACAATCTTAACATACGCTTTGAACTCCACAGGGGGTTGATAGGTAATACCACCTTCGGGTGCTTCACCATAAACATCGTCTTTTTTGGTTTTACTTTTATCCACTTTATATAAAACCAAAGTAAAGTTCATATCACCTTCCAACCATTCACGACCCATCTCAATATCTAAGTCGTAGTCTTCAGCTCCAAAAAACTTTCCTAATCTTGTTATCGGTACTTTACGCTCTGCCATATTGATAAATACTTGATTGTTTATTATATTTACCTTTTAAGTATGAATGAAATAAAAATCAATCAACCGCTTGAAATCAGAGCACTTGATGTCCTTGATAGTTATTCAGGGGCAAACAATTATATTATTAAATTAAAAATCAAAAAAGATACCAATAAAAAGTTCTATCCAACAAGAAACCAAGCGGAATATATCTTGGCTTATAAAGATTCCGTTCCAAAAGTTGCAAGAAAATGGGTGGAACTTGATATGTATTTTGCCAATAAATTTGCTGATGAAAAATTATTAACCGAAGTTCCAACCAAAATATGGGTTGAGAAGTTATTGGTTGAAAAAGATACGTCTTATCACATTTGGGGTAAGTATTTTGAACACGAGGAATTATATGATTTTTGGATTCCTAAATCAGGAATTATTAAAGATACTTCTGTTAAGGTTGTTATTGACTATGAAAAGTATTCACATAGACCGCCTCTTTCACACCAAAAAGAAGGTATTGAGAAATTAGTTGGAAATAAAAAATACATTCTTGCCGATGATATGGGTTTGGGGAAGACAACACAAACAATTATTGCTGCGTTGGAGACAGGGGTTGAGAAGGTTTTAATTATTAGTCCTGCATCATTGAAGATCAACTGGCAACGTGAGATTGAAAATTACACGGATAGATCGGTTGTAATTATTGATGGGAAGAAATGGGAATCCGCCGATTTTGTTATCGTAAATTATGACATTTTGAAAAACTTTCATGATCCAAAAAATCGGGAAGAAAGTCAAATATTGAATGAAGGATTTGGGTTGGTCATTATTGATGAAGCACATTATATTCAAAACACACAAGCACAAAGAACAAAACTTATTAACGATTTTGTTAAAAAAATTGATAGATTATGGTTATTAACCGGAACACCAATGACATCAAGACCAATAAACTATTATAACTTATTAAGTTTGATTGATTCACCCGTTGCAATGAATTGGATGGCTTATGTTATGAGATATTGTGAAGGTTATCAATTCAAGGTAGGGAATAGAAAAGTTTGGAATGTTAATGGTGCGTCAAATCTTGAAGAATTAAGAGATAGAACATCTCGTCAAGTATTAAGAAGATTAAAAACCGACGTATTGGATCTTCCTGAAAAAATCATCACACCCGTTTATCTTAAATTGAAATCTTATGAATATGAACGATTGATGGGTGAATATTATGATTGGTATGATAACTCTAAAGAATCTACCTCATTAACCGTACAATTCACTAAATTAATGAAGGTTAGACAGGTTATATCGGAAGAAAAAGTAAAATCAACAATTGAATTATGTGAAAACATTATTGAACAAGGAAAGAAAGTAATTGTTTTTACCAATTTTACCAACTCGTTAAACTCTATCTTATCTCACTTCGGAAAAAAAGCGGTTGGTCTTGATGGTAGTATGCCTCAAGGTATGAGACAAGATAACGTTGATAAATTCCAAAATGATGAAAATATTATGGTGTTTGTTGGGAACATTAAAGCAGCTGGGGTTGGTATCACATTAACATCTGCGGAAGTTGTTGTTATGAATGACCTGTCATTTGTACCGTCAGATCACTCACAAGCCGAGGATCGTGCTTATCGTTATGGTCAAAAAAATAACGTTTTGGTATATTATCCTATTTTTGATAACACGATTGAGGGTATTATTTATAACATTCTACAAAAGAAGAAAAACATCTTTGAAACCGTTATGGGGGATAATTTAAGTAAGGGTGATATGGTGGAGGAAATCATGAATATGATTAACACAAAAAGATAATGATATATTTATCATTATGAAAGTTAAAGTAACAGAAGATAAGTTATACCCTGTTTTCAAAAAATTTATGGAAACTCAGTTTAAGAATTATGAATGGATCGAAGATAATTATGATGTTGTTTTGTTTATGAGTCCCGGAGGAGATTCTTATTTGGCGTTGAGTAAAGATAAAACTTTATTAATTTATGCTAAAACCGCAAAAAAAATCCTTAATTACCTTCCTATGGAACGATCTATGTTCCTATCACTTATGACTAGATGGGTAGGAGAGACCTTAAATATTAAGGGTATAACCCTCTCGCAGTTTCAACAGTTGGTTTTGATTAGCCTTAATAGATAATAATAATATATTTATCATTATGAAAGTTAAAGTAACAGAAGAAAAGTTATATCCATTATTCAAAAAATTCATGGAAACTCAGTTTAAGAAATATGAATGGAGAAAAGGTAAATTTGATTCCATTTGGTTCATAGACCCTGAAGGATATGGTCACATGGGATTGTTGAAAAATAAAGAGTTATTAATCTATCGTGAGATTAAAGATCAAATTCTTCGCTACATTCCTATGGAAAAATCTATGTTACAAACACTTATGAGTAAGTGGGTAGAAGAAACCCTTCAAGTTGAAGGGTTAACCGTTCCCACTGTACCCCAATTTACAATACCGCGTTTTTATGATGGTGATACCTTTCCATTATAAGAATATTTATCAATATGAAAGTTAAAGTAACAGAAGATAAGTTATACCCTGTTTTCAAAAAATTTATGGAAACTCAGTTTAAGAATTATGAATGGAGAAAAGATCGGAATGATGACATTTGGTTTTCAGATCCTAAAGGGTATGGTCATTTGGGATTGGTACACATTAAGGATTTATTGATCTATCGTGATATTAGAAAAAAAATACTTCCTTATCTTCCTATGGAACAATCTATGTTAAACTCACTTATGAGTAAGTGGGTAGAAGAGACCCTTCAAGTTAAGGGGTTAGCCCCCACTTTGGCAAGACACGAATCCTATCCATTAGTTGATGGATCCTTTCCATTATAAGAATATTTATCATTATGAAAGTTAAAGTAACAGAAGAAAAGTTATATCCAGTATTCAAAAAATTTATGGAAACTCAGTTTAAGAATTATGAATGGACAAAAGATGAATATGGGTGTATTGATTTTGTGGATCCTGAAGGATTTGGTCATTTGGAATTGGAAAACAATGAAGATTTATGGGTTTATGGTGATATTAAAGATCAAATTCTTCGCTACATTCCTATGGAAGAATATATGTTAGAATCACTTATGGGTAGATGGGTTGGAGATACCTTTCAAATTGAGGGTATAAACACCAGTATAGAATCGTTTCCAAATTTTTAAATCGTTGAAAATGCCTTTCCATTGTAAGAATATTTATATGGTATGAAAGTCAAGGTAACAGAAGAAAAGTTATATCCAGTTTTCAAAAAATTCATGGAAACTCAGTTTAAGAAATATGAATGGAGAAAAGATGAACTTGGGACTATTTGGTTTATGGATCCTGAAGGATTTGGTGATCTGGAATTGGGAGATAAAAATTTATGGGTTCATCGTGATATTAAAAATAAAATTCTTCGTTATCTTCCTATGGAAGAATCTATGTTAGACTCGCTTATATCTAGATGGGTTGGAGATACTTTTCAAATTGAGGGTATAAACATCCTCGAGATGTGATTGCCATGGTAGGAGGAAGTTGGTGATACCTTTCCATTATAAGAATATTTATATGGTATGAAACTACTTGAGAGAAAAATACATTTACTAGAATCTTTATTGGATGGTAAGAATATTTTTGAAGCCAATTATAAAGCACAAAAATTAGATTATAACTTAAATTCATTATCAGATTTTATCGGTAAAGATACTATGGATGTTCATTATAATGGACATTATAAAACTTACCTTAAAAAATTAAATGAACTTCTACCGGATGAAAAAATGATCCCAATAGAAGATTTAATTAAAAAAATATCAAGGTATAACAAGAAAATTAGGAATAATGCTGGTGGTGTATATAACCACCAACTATTTTGGAAAATGTTATCACCAAACAAAACAAAACCATCTAAAGAACTATTAGAAAAAATTAACAAAGATTTTGGTTCTTATGATGAGTTCAAACAAAAGTTTGAAAAAGTGGCATTAGACAGGTTTGGTTCAGGATGGGTTTGGTTAATTATGGGTAAAAGTGGTAGGTTACGTGTCGTATCTACACCCAATCAGGACAACCCCGAGATGAATATTATTAGAAATGGAGGAAAAATTTTATTGGGGCTTGACATTTGGGAACATGCGTATTATCTTAGCTACCGAAATGAGAGAGACCGATATATCAAAAACTTTTGGAAAGTGGTAAATTGGGATTTCGTAAGTTCAGAATATCAGAAACTTAAACCAACTAAATAATGAAAAACTCATTTGTTCTCAACGAAGAAAAAGTAACAAAATGTTCCTATTCCGAAGTTAGTAAGTACAAAGATTTGTTTAACCGTAATCCTAAAGTAAAGTGGATTTATCGTGAAGCAATTGACAAAGCACTCGAAGTGGTGTTTAAAGATTTATGGCAAACTCACCCAAAAGGTTCCGAAACTGTTTCAGGAGTTTTTAATTTAGAAGGACCCGGTAGATCGGTTTTGAATAAGTTAAATACCAATTATAGTGCATTCGCCATATTAGTTAGAGATATCAATAAGGTATTAAAATCAAGAGGTATCCAACTTTTGAATTTTAATGGAACACAAGACGACCAACTTTTTGAAGCAAGAAAAATGGCTAAGGTGATTGACACATTCAAAGAACGAATATTCAACACCGAATCATCCACATTTAATAGTATTATGGCAACACTTAATCGCACACATAAATTAGGTGAGAATAGAGAAGATAGTGTTGTTAATTTTTTGAAAAGGATCTATGGTGACGATAATGTTTCAAAGATTGGTGGGTTAAATAGTTCTGAAGATATGACATCGGGTGTTGATGTTTTAATTAAAACTGAGGGTAATACTAAAACCGCTCAAGTTAAACCTTTCTACAAAACATTAAATGATGGTGTGACTATTAGGTTCGCAGATACTGGTAACGTTAAAAAATACGAGACAGATTACCTGATTTTTGACGGTACTAAAGAAATCTACATTATGAATAACAATCAAACCGTTATTGTTGAAGGTGAATATTCTTTTCCGAGTGAGTCAGTAATTCATATATTATCAAAGTAATTGATATTTATATGAAAAAAGACTATGGCAATTATCCCTGAACCAGAAAGAAGTCAATTATACAAAAGAATTAAAAATCTTTTAGGTGCCCCAATCCGATCAGTAGAGATTGAGGATGAAATGATGGATTCACTTATGGAATTATCCATTGGTGATTATAGCCAATACGTGTTAGATTGGTTGATAGAATCTCAATGGACATCTCTTTATGGATTGAATTTAGATGAGAAATCCGTTGCAAACGCACTTGTTAGAAGAACTTTAGATTGGGAAACACAATATACCTATGCATATTCAAAAATTGTAGGATTACAAACAAATGGTCCTTGGGTGTTAAAACAAGATTATTTTGATTTAATGCCAAACCAACAACTTTATGAGATTCCCGCAGGAAGAGAAATAAACGAATTAATGTGGTTTACAAGACCTGCATTAAATAACACATTGTTTGATCCTTGGTCTATGGGTTTCTTGGGTGGTCCCGGTATTGGTGGTCCTGCGGGATTTTCACAGATGGGGTTCCAAGGAGGTTATTTTATGATGTCAGCATATGATATGGTGGCACGTATGCAAGATATTAACCTTAAATCAAGAATTTTAGGTTCGGATCTTACATATAAAATCACCGCACTTCCCGACGGAAAAAGAATGGTTCACCTTTTGAATGTTCCCGGTGGTAAATTTAATTTTGGTAATATTGGATATAATCAATATAGAGTATTCTATTGGTATTACGATACCACAGACGATAACAGAAACGATTGTTTAGCCGCTAATCCCGATATTGTTAAGTTACCTTCAGATGTTCCATTGGATAACCTATCCTGGGTAGATCTTAACGCACCCGCCCAACAATGGGTTCGTCGTTGGTTTACGGCTTACGTTAAAGAAACTTTATCAAGAGTTAGAGGGAAGTATTCGGGTAACTTAAAAACACCTGATTCCGAACTTCAAATGGAATATACAACACTTCAAACCGAAGCTAAAGACGAAAAATCTACACTTTTAGAAGAACTTAAATTACGTTTAGAAAGACTACGTCCTGAAAAACAAATGGAAAAAGAAGCATCAATTGCTGAAAACCTAAATAAACAACTTAAATTCAGAGCGTTTAAAGTCCCAATTCAAGCAATCTAATATGCAAGTTAAAAGAACTATCGTAAGAACAAGTTTACCTGATCAACGTAGAACGTTGGTTACGGATTTAGAAGTATTCACAACAAATGGTGAAACCTTAGTCATCGCTAAGAATAATTGTAAAATCAAACTAAATTCACAATTAGGTGATTCCATAATTATTAAAGTATTAAATGGTGCCTTAATTATTCCTGATTTTGGTCGAATTGACGAAGAATGGGATGAAATCGTTTTGGAAAAAGGTGCTTGTGTTGATTTTAGGTTCGTTGAAGGAAATTGGTACATTCTTTCTTCAGATGGATTGAAAACAGTTTAAATAAACTGTTCCCAATCTTCTGATGCGTTTTCATACATATAGTATGGATCCAATCCCCTCTTTTCCCAATATTTGAATTCATCCTGAGAGATGGTCAATACTTCCTCTAAGGAATCTTGGTCACCATCTTCTAATGGAAGACCGTTTACCAACTCACATTGTGTTGCGGTAAATAATCCTCTCTTTTCAGGTTCAGATACCAAAAGTTCGTTTCTTACTTCCTCACCAAAAACAACCATTAAAGGTTCCAAACGTTTGTTAAACGTTACAATTGCTCTCGGAACATTATAATCACCCAACAAGTTAGGATTGTTCTCAATATCAGCAGGATCCAAACGATAACAGTTAATCTTAACCGTGGGATCAAAATATTGACCAGGATTATTCACCTTACCATAAGCATTCATTTGATCTTCCATCTCCTTTTTAGCCTTGGCACTTGTTACTTTTTGAACATCCCCGTGAGACGCTTTGGTACCATTATTCACATAATAAATCACATCACCAAGATTAACAGAAATACCATCTTTCATAGCGAGTTCCATATGAGCCATTCTACTCATAGAGTTACCTGCTTTGGTGGTTGATGAACATCTGATTTTGTAATCTTCCATACTTAGTTTCACCTTGGCTCTCTGAGCAATCTTAACAAGGGGAATTTGTTTGTTATAGATCTTATCAAGATACTCATAATAATACTCAACAAATTCTTTACCCTCACCTTTAAGTAACATCTTAATACCTTTGTCCAAGAACTCTTCAATATATACCGGTAGTTTCTTTGATTTAATCGTATTACCAACAAGTTTGATTTTACCTTTATCTGTGATAAGAGCATAGTTCTTTCTTGCGATGTTAATACACGAAGGCCAAACACCATCAGTATCCAACGCCATCTCACCCCTCATAAATAAGTCATTGTATTCGGCAACATCTGCTTCAGCACCTGTGTATTCCTTACCCTCTTTTACCTTCCAATTGTTACCCTTACCAATATATTTACGATCCTCAACATCATCGGGTGATGAAAAGTTTACACCATCGGTATCCATCACCAAGGGTTTATAACCTTTCTTCATAAAGAATTTAATCATCTGTCTTAAATACTGACGACCTGTACAAGTGATCTGTTCCCCCATATACATATCACCCCAATGATATACTTGTGGTGCAGATAACGCCCCAAACATAGAATTGATGAAGATCTTAATCGGAAGTTGTTTTCGGTCATAAGATAATGACTTTTTAGGATCCGACTTACTGAAGTCCTCGGCAAGTTGTTTGTATTTGATACGAGTATCTCGGAAGTATTTTAACATCCCCTTCATCGCACCTGTAATATCACACTTAGGGAATACATCGTGAACCAACTGAATTGATGGATAAAGTGACGAAAAGTCAAGTTTCAATACATTCTTAGAATATCCCACAGTAATTAGTCGTGAAAGACCACCAACAAAATCAGTTTTACCTTGTTTCTCGGGAACTGCAAGATTGTATTTGTATGACCACGCCAACATAATCATCTTCCATAATGTGGCGGTTCCCATTGTTGAAACCCTCTCATATGTTGTCGGTACCTGTGATGCCAACAAAAATGATCCTTGTGAAAATTCTTCATCCACTTTTAAGGTTTCTTCCAAGTCATCGTCAAGATACATCTCAACCAACTCTCTACCACTAATCTTCTTATATACACCGGGGAACCTAACATCCAAGTCGTTGAATTGTGGATTATCTGCTTTCTTGTATT